TTTTACAACCTATTTGTTTGAAGCACTTGCTACTAATAAATTAATTAAAGGTTCACAAGAAATTCAAACAGATAAAGAAGAAAAATGGAGCAAAGAAGATTTAAAAAATAAAACTAGGGTTTCACATATACTTCATTATGATCCTTTTGAAGATGAAAATTATACAAACGAAGATAGAAAATTTATGTTTAATTTATGTTCGGATTATTTAGTTGATGAAACAACAATAGAAGACCCACATAAATTACAAGGTGTTGTCGAATTAGTTAAAACATATGGGCAATTAAATAAAATAAATACTCAATTAAATAGAGAAGTTGCCACAAATATGGCAAATGAAAGTAAAATAAAAACTTTATCGAGTACTAAAAAAGATTTGATGGATTTAATCAATAAATTTGCAAAAGAAAATGGTATTTCAGCGTCTTTAAGTAATAAAGGACAAAAAGGCTCTGCTAGTTTTGCTTATCATATTAAAAATTTAGATGAAATAGATTTTACTGAAGCAAAAGTAAATTTATTTGACATTGAAACATGTGAATCTATGAGGCAATTTGATGAAATAAGTGATGCAAATATATTAAAACAACTTCATTTAAACGCTGATGAATTAGGAACTATGTTGGAAGATCAAACTAAAATGATTTTTAATTATAAGGAACAAATGGACAAATTAAAAGAAGAAAATAGACTTTTAAAAATTAAAAATATTGAGGTGAATTAATTGGATTATTTAATTAAATCATCTCAAAAGGATTTATCAGATAGAAAACTTGAAGCATATGCAAAATACGCTAAAATACTTCAGTGGGGTAGGCAATGTCCAGTTAGATATTGTGAACGGTTTTATGGGATTGAGTTGTTAGATCATCAAAGATTTGTATTTATGAAATCATGGATTACTCCAAGAAATGTTTGGTGTCAAAGTCGTGGTTCTGGGAAAACAACACTTTTAGCTCCATTTGTTATGGCAAAATCAAATTTATTTGCAAAACACCAAAGTTATATAATGTCAGGTGTTGGGAGTCAATCACAAGAATGTTTTTTGAAAATCGAGCGTATAGCAAAAAATGAAATTGCTTCTTTTACAGGGTTGACAGATTTTTTCTTGGGAGAAATTGAAGTCAATAATGCTGCAAGTGATGGTTTTATTCATAATCCATCTTCGTTTACATATAAACTATTTAACGATAGTAGAGTTAATTCATTAAATGGTGCTTTTGACAACAATAGGTCAAAACGCTCAAATTTAAATATATATGATGAGAGTGGATTTGCTCCAGAAGATTTATTTGTTACTTCAATGCCCTTTATTACACAAGATAGTAACTTTGCGTTAGGTGGAAATATTGATTTAGAAATAAAACCAAGAAATGTTCCAAATCAGGCTATTTTTGCAAGTTCAGCATCGGATATGAGTACATATTTTTATAGAAATGCTTATAAAGAATATGCAAAACGAATGTTCTTAGGTGATAAAGATTATTATGTTGCTGATGTAAATGCTGAAATTGTTTTTAATGCAACTTATAATGGTAAAATTTATCCTGTTTCTCTTTTGTCTAAAAAAGAAGTAGATGATGAAATGAGAAAAAATAAGGAAAAAGCTTTACGAGAGTATTACAATAAATTCAGCGTTGATGGTGGTGATCAACAGCCATTTAAACGTTCTGTAATTAGAAAAAATAGTATCGTTCGCTTGCCAGAATTAAGAAATGTTGATAATAAACGTTATGTTTTTGCTTATGACCCTGCTCGTCAATTTGATAATGCTATGTGTTTAGTTGCTGAAATATATAATGACCCCAAAGTTGGATATAAAATGAATATATGTAATGGTGTAGGGTTTATAGACATTCAAAAAAAGACAAAAACTCAAATGCGTTATCCAAAACAACTACAAATAATTAAACAAATGGTTTTAGATTATAATGGCACTGGAAAGTTGGATTATGAAAATATCGAAAAAATTTTAATAGACTCAGGCAGTGGTGGTGGCGGACGTTTTATTGCCGATGATTTAATGGAAGATTGGACAGATAAAAATAATCATCCCCATAAAGGTCTTATTGATAACATTGAACATATTGAATATTTATCTCAATTTCCAAATGCTATAGATAAATTAAAATTATTAAGTCCTAAAAAATATAAAGTTGAAATGTTTGATTCTTTAGTTGAAATGTTAAACCTTGATTTAATATCTTTTACAGCAGATTATGATAATAAAGGTGTTATAATGCTTTACAAAGATAATGAATTTGAATATGAAGACGAAATAGATGGAACTAAGAAAAAAGATATTAATCGAGAAATGTATGAGCATATTTTATCTTTTGAGGAAGAAGTAGCTTTAATTCAAATTGATTTAGCAAAAGAAGAATTAGCTAATATATATCGGTATGATACATCTAATGGTGGTTGCAGATATGATTTATCAACAGAACAATCTAATAAAATGCATGATGATAGAGCATATTGTTTAGCTATGTTGGGATGGTATTTAGCGCAATTAAGACATGGACAAATTACCGATAAAGATAAACCATCTATCAACATGTCCGATTATTTCATATCAACAGGCATATCTCACGCATCGACTTCATCGTCATTCCCCTATCAAACCAACACAAATGCTTTCAGCAATATATTCAAAAAATAAACTAAAAATAAAATTTCAATACAGAAAGGAGGCGAGTTCATAATTAATGGGAAGACCAAAAGGTTCAACAACTAAACCAAAATCAAATAATCAATCCTATAACACACCTATTCAATCTCCACAACAAACTCAAACACCATCACAGTTTGCAGAAGATTTTGCGACACGATATTTAAATCAATATGTAAAATTTATAGAAAATTTTGCATCTGTCAATTCAGCTACATCTGGAACAGGATATTACAATCCTATTTATGCTAATAGTGCAATGAAAAGATTTAATACTTATTCTAATAAGCCTAGTATGCGAGATTTAATATCTTGGTTAGATAATCCTAGATATTTTGAGCAACAATTAAGAGGACTATCAGATTGGTTAACATTTTCTTGTGAATTTTATACAAGAACTATTTATTATGCGGCAAATATTTTAAATTTTGATTATGAATTAATCCCTATAAATCCTCCTGCATCAAATGCAACAGCGAGTGAAATTGATTTATATAAACGACAAAAATATTTAAATAATGATTGGCTTAGAAAATTCAGAGTAAAAGAACAATGTTCAAATATAATGTTGGATGTAATTAAATCAGGTGGAAAATTCTATTATTTGAGACATAGTGATACGAGTGATTATCTGCAAAATATGCCAGATGATTATTTATACATTAATGGTCGAGTTGATACAGTTGGATATACATATAGCATGAACATGTCTTTCTTTTATCAATTTCCAGAAAGTGTTTTTGGATTTGCTCCAGAATTTGCAGATTGGTATAAAAACTTTCTCACACCAGAAGGTAAATTTGATAACACTTCTAATCCATATAAACGTATGCCTATTGATAGGTCTGTTGTATTTAAATTTGATGATACAAGACCTGAAAATATACCCCCATTTGCAGGAATATTTAAAAATGCTTTAGAAATTGAAGATTATCAAGATTTGCTTAAATTAAAAGCACAACTACAAACATTTCAAATGTTATATCTTGAAATTCCAAAAGACAAAGATGGTAAACCAACTATAACAGCAAATGAAAGTATTAATTATGTAGCAGTTGCTCAAACACAAGTTCCCACTGGAACAGGAATAGTATCATCTCCTATGCATTTGGAACAAATTGATTTTGATAATTCACAGAATTTTAATAATATAATTGGACTTGGTGCGAGTAATTTTTATCAAAGTTCTGGTTTATGTCCTGCTATATTTGGAGATAGTACAAAATCGGCAGTAGGAATTATAAATAGTATACAAACAGATTATCTTATGTTTGAACATATGTACAATCAATTTGAGCGTTTTATAAATTATCAACTCACTAAAATTTCTGGTAAATATGATTTTGCAATTAAATTTTTAAGACGTTCTAATTATACATTAAGTGATGATATTACTAATGCTTTTAAATTATTAGATCATGGTGGAGCAATAGGAAGAACTTTATCTGCATTAGGTGCTGAACCGTGGCAACACGAAAATACATTACTTGATAATGTTCTTTGTGGATATACAGATTTATTAAGAGTTCCACAAACTGCTTATACACAATCTAGTAGTAGTAGTGATAGTGGAGGAAGACCTACATCAGAGCAAGCAGGAACAGCAATTACTGATTCTAATGATATTACTCGTTCAGCAGGAAGTAATCAAGATAAGTTTTCTGCACATAAATGTTTAAATTGCGGTAAAGAACTTGATTCAAATAATTCAAATGGAATGTTTTGTTCAGATGATTGTAAATTAGAATGGGCAACGAGTATTGTAGATGAAAACAAAGATGATTTAGGTGGTGAATAAATGAAAAATGGACTTATATCAGACGGTTTAAATAATTATCTAAATAGTTTAGTTGGCGAATGTTTTCTTTTGAATAGAGTTATGGATAGGAATGTTAGTATTTTATCAGTTAAGTTTGTTATGAACAATTCAGTAAAATATTTGCATCAGAAATTTTCTCACAGATTCCCGATCCTCGGAGATATAATTTCTGATTATCAAGGCTCAAGAAACTGTTTAACTGTATATCCTGCTACTCCTGAAGATGCAAGTGATTATGCTACACCACTAGATTTATTTAATAAATTGTATGATTATCAAATTACTTTTGAAAATTCAGTTAAAGAAGTTATAGAACAAGCAAAAGATGAAGGCGATTTAATGACTAAAAAGTTTTTAGAAGATTTTTTATTTGAATTGAGTAAATACACAAATCAAATTATGCTTCTTTGTGATAAAGCCGAATCTTACGGAACTGATTATATGAGTTTTGATAGAGACATTAAAAAATTCTTTTTGTTTGGAGACAATTGAGGAAATAGAATGGTGAATAATAAATGAAAAAGTATATTAAATGTTTTTCACAGGAAAAAGCTGATTCTCTACAAGATATTGGACTTTCATTCCTTTATGATCAACATGGAGTTTGGTATTTTGAAGATAACGCAAAGGTAACTCAAAATATGAGATTCAGTAAATCTGAAGATGGAAAATTCAGTGAAGATGATATTGAATTTTGTAAAAGTTTAAATTTTTAAAATTAAGAATAATTAAATTGAAGGGAGGTGATAATTTGAAAGAAAGTTTTGCTATTGACAATCAAATTTTTGATTTAACTGAAATTAATCCATTGATTGTAAAATATAAAGTTGCTATAGCAAGTGCTGATTTCCAAGCCAATGGATTTTATTTTAGTAAAAGTCTTTTATCAACTCTTTTTAATACTATTAAGGGTAGTCCAGTTCTTACTTATTATGATGAGAATTCAAATATATTCGCAGGTCATGAAGGGGATGTTTACAGAAGTAAAACTGGATTAAAAAGAACACCAACTACAATTCCTGTTGGCTTCGCTGCTTATGATGAAGATAGTGTATTTTGGCAAACTTTAAATTTAGATGGTACAGACCGTGAATGGTTATGTGCTTGTGTTTACTTATGGAAAGATAGATATCCGTATGTTGATGATTTAACAGGCGAGTCTGTAATTGCTAACCAAAGCATGGAATTAGAAATGGTTTATGAAATGAAAAATGGAGTTAAAGTTGTCACAGAAGCAGAATTTAACGCCATCACTATTATTGGTATCACTCCAGCTTTCGCAGGAAGTTGTGTTCTTA